AAATATGTTGCGGTCTCCCGCAACCAATAGTTCCCACGACCGAAGTTAATGTACTTTGTATGTTAATTTCGGTCGTGTTTTTTATATCTATACGAGAAATGAGCAGGCGTATAGCTTTATCATCTGGGCTGTCATGCAAAGCCTTGAGCCAAAGAGAAATCTGATCCGTAGTGTAGTCCTTTGGCATTTCCGTCTTCTTCAATGCCTCTATCTCAGAACGGAGCTGGTTCATCTTCGCACCGATATCCTCGATAACATCAGCTGGGAGGACACCACTTGACATGTTGGTCATCAAGGTGTCATACTGCTTCTGCTTCTCCGATATCTTAGATGCAACTATCTTTTTGAAGTCAGCAGCTCTCTCAGGCTCTCCGCACTTGTACTTTCGCATAGCCTTAGCAATAGCCTTTTGGTTTTCTTCGTTGAGCAGGGTGCGAAGATATGTCTTAGCGGCGTCATCAACGATATCCATAGATATCATAGGTGCACCGCACTTCTTTGAACAACGATAGTAGTGATATACGTGTCCTTTCTTCGTTGATATGTGTGCGTGCATTTTCGCACCGCATGAGCAGTAGACTAACCCACTGCATAGATATGATGTCTTTGGTCCACTCTGTTTTCTGCTATCCATAATCTTCTGCACCTCGTCAAATGTTGCCTTGTCGATTATCATCGGCAAGGCATTTTCTATTCTTATAGCATTAGGTTTAGACCTGCGCTTGGATCTATCCTTTTCCTCGTCAACGCAGTATATATATGTTCCTGTGTATTTCTCGTTTCGTAGTATCTCATATACCGCAGAATACTTCAAGGGCTTTCCACGCTTGCCCACAATGCCCACTGCCGCCATTTCTGCGATAATGTCCTTAGTTCCCTCGTGATTTTTCACCGCCGCAAAGATCTTGCGGACATATTCCGCCTCATAGGGGTTTATGACGTACTTCTGATCTACGATATCATATCCGAACGGCGGATAGCCGCCATTGTGACGACCTTTCAGGGCTATTTCACGTTCTCCCTTTTTCGTTTCATTTGCAAGGTTATCTATATAGTATTCTGACATAGACCACATCAGCGCACGCATTATCTTGCTCTCCGGGCCGAAGCCGAAGTCCTGACCAACGGCTATCAGTGTAATGCCCATTTTCTGCAGGCGAGTGTCAAGATTAACGTGTTCGCCCAGCGATCTAGCCACACGATCGTATTTGTGAATAAGAATAGTATCGAAAGTACCCTTATTGCAATCTCTCAACATTTTTTGATACTGCGCACGGCTTGCCGTCATTGACCCCTTACCACTGATAGCCTCGTCCGCATATACTGCTACGATATTATATCCCTTAGTGGCGGCATACTGTCTGCACGCCCTGAGCTGGGCTTCGATACTTTCTTCGGATTGCTTATCCGAAGAGTATCTAGCATATATAACTGCATTGCTCATAGTGACATCTCCTAAGTGTTATTTCGGACGAACTGTGTCGGCGATTGACAAGAAGTCTTTGGTATTATCCTCATAATCAGAACCAAGTGTAAGAACATAGAAGTAACCATTTATATCAGCCACAGCCGCCGTATTGAAAGAAGTTGAAAGGTATACTTCACAGTCAGAAAGTCCACTAACAAATGAATATACTTCACCGTCCAGTGCCATATAATCATTGAGAAAATCTTCGGCACTTATATAGCCTGGTTTTTCTGTCTTTATAATCGAAAATCCATACCCATTTGTAACAACTACCCACGAAGTATAGTGTTCTGTTGATTTTGACTTCTGCTGCTGGTAATCTCCTTCTATGGTAAGGCTCAAATCGTCAAAAGTGAGTACGTTCTCAGCAGGTTTTGCAGCTGTTGTCGTTGTAGTTTCCGTAGTTGTCGTAGTTGTTGTAGTTTCTGCCGTGGTAGTAGTAGTTTCAGTAGCAGATGCCTCAGTCGTAACAGCAGGCGTTGTTGAAGTTGATGAAACGTCACCGCCCGACTCTGAGCAGCTTGTCATCATCAACAGGGTTGATATTACGGCGGTTAAAATAACAGTTTTCTTCATTTTTGTTACTCCTTTATAAAAAAATAAGCACCTCAAAAGTTGGGCTATTCTTTTTCAAAAATTTATATGGTATTAGATATATATAGGAGGTGCATTCTATATATATGAATACTAAAAATTATAAAATCGAATTAAAAAAGATAATGCACGAGAAGCACATGAATGGAAAACAGCTTGCAGAGCTTGCCGAGATAAGTGAGGGGGAGATAAGTAAGATATTGACCGGCAAAGCCAACCCCACAATTGAAGTTATTGCACGCTTGGTTATTGTGCTCAAATGTGAACTATCTGATTTGGTAAAAATCCTGAAATAAATTTCTTTTAGGAAATTTTACTGCATTTTTTGCCGAAATATGTTATAACCAGCATAAGGGGATTTAAACATATTTTTTCAAAAAATGAAAAAGAAAGGGGTGAGCAGCATGACTGACGCTGAGCGTAAGGAGCTGCAGGACAAGTTGGCAGAAATGATTTATTTACTTCTGTTTGAAAACAAGTCCAAATAGGGTAACTGCCTACATACAGGCAGGCGAATAAGCACTTCACGTTTCGTGGAGTGCTTATTTTTTTATCCTGATGATTCTTTTTTCTTGTCCCTAGAACGCCATATCAAGAAGTCTACATAGTCATATAGATTTTTCAAATCGTCATCATCAAGAGTGTCAAGCATTGCATTTATCTTTGAGATAACAGCTTGCTTTTTCTCTGACTTAGAAAGAAGTTCATCTTCTAACCCTATAAGATAGTCCGCAGAGACCCCGAAGAAAATTGCCATTTTCGCCAAGCATAGGGTACTAGGATCACGATCGCCACATTCATAACTATAGTAGGCACGTGGTGTAACGCCAAGTTCATTTGCGACATCATCAGGCTTTAAGTCACGAGCTTTACGAAGAGCTTGTAGTCTGTCGCCTCTCACTATTCTTACCTCCTTTCTGTATATTATTATACACTTAAAGTGTATAAAAGTCAACATAAAAGTATACTATTTTACACCTTTCGTGAAAAATGCACAAGTTTACAGTAAAAATTTAGTGATTATTTTTACACCTAAAGTGTTGACATTTACACTTTGCGTGGTATAATATAAACAAGATTACACGGAGAGTGTAAAGTCACACACTTTAGGAGGTGTTTACATGAAAATCAAGTTTGAAAACATCAGAGCAGAAATCGTAAGAAAAGGTTGGACGATTGAGCAATTCTGCAACGTTATTGGTATCTCCAAGAAGACGTTCTACCTCTGGGAAAAGAAAGGCGACTTTCCTCTCAGCTATGCCCTAAAGATGTCCGCCATTTTTGAAAAGCCGATTGATTATATAATCGGCATTGAGGATATGTCGGCATAATAACGTCTTGTTGAGGTCAACAAAACGATAAAAAAAGAGGTGATACCAATGTCAAAATCAACAGACCATGATTTCAATGAGATAGTATATGACAGTGTTCTTCCTGAGATTGCAAGAGCGTTCTGCTCTTTAAAAAAAGAAGTCTCAGGAAATAAGCTCGTGAATGAGCTATCTCCTGAGGAAAATGAGATTATAAAAATCAAAAGCAAAATGTTGAACAAAGTCATAACAGACTTTATTCAGAAACAGCTATGATCAAGGCGTGAACTGATTCACAACATATATTTCAGCAAGTTTCTTGACCAATTCAAAAGTCAGCGCTTTGGCATTTTTCTTAACAGTGCTCCACAGCTTAGAATCCCGAATGCTGTCGAGATACTGATGACCCTCATATGTGATACAGCTGTAGACAATAGTTATAATCTTGCTGTCAGCCCCTATGGATTTTGCTTCGATATACTTGGCTTCCAAGAGCTTCGTTGAGGCATACGCAATATCGGCTCGTGAGAAGTCTGGCATTTTCTCACAGACCTGCTTAAGGGTTAAGCTTGGAAATGACAAGCTATCGTCCATGACTAGGTTTTCTTCAAGAGTTAGCAAAAGTTCACGAACACAATCATAGTTTAGTTTCATAGTTATCCCCCCTTTCTGATATATTTCAAATTTATTATATCATACAAGGTGGGAGCATTCAAGATAAATAAGGAGAATAAAAGTGACAAACCATAAGATAAAAGACTATCATAAGAACCGCCTTGCATTTGAGGTCATAGTCAAGAACTATGAAATGCTTTGTTCCCTGCTGATAGTGCTGAATAAGAAGTATCCTAAGACGTTCTATCCCAAGAAATGTCGCCAATGGATAGATGATTTTGCAGCCAACTGCAAAATTGCCAACGAGTGGGACAAGGACGGTGTATATGCCTATAAAATGCAGCAGGCGTGCGAGAATAGCGGCATAGATCTGAACATGGTAGTAACGTTCGTTGAACGGAATTGCAAAGAGTTCAATCTCCAGAACAGGGCTATTCTGGCGGACAACATCAAGCTGGCACTTGTGCAAACCGCAACAAAGTATGGCGTGGGCGGCAAGCGTATGAAAGCCATTCAGAACGCCATGTTGGAAACTTTCATTGACAATCCAAGGGAGCAGGTCAAGGCTCTGGGTATAGATGATTACATCGAAGAATGCACAGTGGGTCAGGTCGATATCCGCAAATTCAGAGTCAAAGACAAGGTCAGGACTACCCTGCAGGAGCAGAAAAAAGCCTTAGCAGGCTTGGAAGCGTTCCGGCGCTGGTCAGCTGAGAATGTAAAAAAAGAGGGGCAGTAAAGTGAAAGAAACGATTGATATTCCCGTAAGCGTTACATATCGCATAGAGGACGGCAAGATCATAGAAACCCGCCGCAAGGTCAAGAAGATACCGGCTGACGTTATCGCAAGCATTCTTTACCGCCATTTCAAACAGAAAGAGAGGGATAAGAAGTGCTGCACATTATGAAGATAGACGCCATTATCGGCGAAAGAACAAACGCTGAGATAGAAAGAGCCATTAATAAGGCTCAGCTTGTCGGTGACAAGCTATGGCATGGAGATCTGAGCAAAGAAGATCTCCTGAGCTACTACGTGGCGCAGACCATAGAGAAGCATTTGGTGGCTGATATCGAGGAGCGTATCAAAGAGTTGGAGGGTGACGGAGATGTACGCAAAGAGTGATACCCGCAGTTCACTGATATCGCAAGCCGTCATCAGAATAGCAACGGATATGGGGATTGAAAGCTATGTCCGAGAGATACGCCACGGCTATTCTATATGTGCCGGCGAATTCGTCATCGTTGACATGGCGGACAATACCAGCGTCAAGATGATAATATCAGATTATAACGGTTATTATCAGCAAATCAAAAGAAACATGAGAAAATGGAGGAAAAAGTATGACAAGAAAAGACGTAGTCCTTGCAATCAATGAAGATGTCAAGGCGGTTGATTACCTGGCAATGAGGGAGCAGAGAGACAAGCATAACAAGCTCGTTACCCGCCGAAAGCGAGAAGATCGCAGAGAGTGCTTCGCAATGGCCTTGCTGACTATCTTCTTTGCATTCATGATAATAGTAGTAATGCTCGGTCTTGGGCAGGTATGGGAGATGATCTACTGATGTATGATTTCAACAACGCAGTCAGACTTAACCGCATAGGTGGTGAATATGTCATCACTGTGGACGGAAAGCAGTTGGAAACGTCACTCAGCTCTAATCAGCGCCGTAATCCTCTTATAGCTGTCAGCAGATATGCGTCAGCAATAGACGAATACCTCAGAGGGAACGTCAAGAAGTATCTTGCTGAAAACGAGCTGAACGTAGTCACGGGCTGTAATGTCTGCATGGAGTGTACAGACTGCAAGTTCTATCACCTCAATGACGCTGAGAGCAACTGCCGCCTAGGTGACAACAATGAGTAAGACAGTATACGTCGATAATACTATCTATCGAAAAGAATCTAAGCAGTTTCCTAACGTCAAGTATCGTTTCAACCTTGCCAACGTCGTGATACATAGTATGTATACCATGTATCTTAAGAGCCGTGGCATACCGAAGACCATAGGGCTTACAGACAAGCAGCGTTTTGATTTTGAAAAACGAATTCAATCTCTTATCGACAACGGGTCTATCGTAGTGACAGAAGTCGAAGCAGGAACGAAAGGAAAATGAAAAATGAGTACCATAGGAATAATGCTGTTATCCATAGCGACGCTTATCGTTGCGGATATCGTGATGTACATAGTACTTGGTGCCATTGAAAAGCACTGGGAGAAAAAGTTTAAGGAGGATAAAGATGACGAGAGATGAAATAATTCTTGCAGCAAAATGCTGCATAGCAGACAACTGTGGAGCTTGTCCGTTTATGAATAGAGGTAATTGCATTACTGATTTTATGAAGAATGTTCTTGAATGCATAAAAAGTGAGCTTGTACCTGCGGCAACAGGTACAAGCTCAACGAAAAAAGAAAACACTTTTCAAGTTGATGATAGCACAAAAGAGCAGATTTGTCAAGCATATGAAACTGCTGACGAAGCTTGCACAAATATGCTCACTGTCTACGAAGGAATGTCGGAATGCGAGCAGAGAGCCTTTGACATCGGTGAAATATATGGAAAGATATTTGGTACGAGAAGTAAGTTAGAAGGACTGATCGGAGCAAGCGGAAGAGAGGGAGAGTAAATGCCGATTATAACAGACGTTGACCTGCTATGCTATAATGCTGAACTTGCAGGCGCCAAAAAGCGACTGAATTACAAATCGCCCCCGCCAAGGCATAACGCAGGCCCATGTATTTTTTATAATAGCATAAGACAAGAGTGTATGGCGCTAGTCGAGAAGCCAACACAAGAAACCTGCACACGTTGTAGGTTTTTCAAAGACAGAACGGAGGATTATAATGCAGATGAATTCAAATAATCAAAAGCCAACATTTGATTGGAGAAATTTTAAGTATGAGAACATAGCTGTTCACGTCAAGACTCAGGAAGAATACGATAACTTTATGAAAGAATGTAAGGCGCAGGGGCTTACATGGTGCACCGGCAAAGAAGTTGATAAGCTCAATCTTTGGCCGGACTGCGCATATGATACGTGCATAGTACATGACAATAGCGTTTCCGCACAAAGGGGACTGCATTATCAAAGGCTGGGCTACTATAAGAGATGCGGCTACGAGATAGAGGAATTCGCAGATTTCTATTTTCCAAAAGATTACCAGCCGCTTAAATCAAACAGCAATCTTATCCCAGAAGAACAGATAGAATTCTTGGAAAAACCAACAACGCATACCTTGAAGCTGGAAGAATGCTTCTGTGAAGCAGTTGTCACAGGTAAAAAGTGTTTTGAAATTCGTAAAAATGACAGAGGCTTTCAGCCTGGAGACACGATTGAATTCCTTCCAGTAAATAACGGACATCCTGCTATTCATGTGATATCAAACCGCAGATATAGGATAACATATGTCCTAAGTGGTTGGGGGTTGAAGAATGGATATGTTGCATTCGGAATAGAGGAGGTAAAGAGATATGACTAGCTACAGAGAGCAGGCGTTGAAGAAACTCACAAACGAACGAGAGGGCGTTAAGCTTAGCGGTGGAGCATCGGCGAACACAGTGCTGAGCACTATCATTCAGCCTGTCATAGACGCACTTGAAAGCTTCGTCAAGCAGGACGAGGAGTTCGCACAGGCGGTCGCTCAGGGTGGCACACTTCAGAAGTGTTTTGAAGCCGTCTACAAAGCTATTAAGGATAGCAACTTCGCACTATCAGACTTCAAGACTTATGAGACCGCCGCAGGTTTCTTCTTCCCTGGCTGTAAGATACGTTATCACATGGATATAGACCTCTGCGGTAGTGTCAACAAGGAAGCGCCTGAGCAAAAACGCAAGTCGATCACAGTTTCTTTTGATGACCTTTTCTGAGAGGTGATTGAAAGTGTGGATAAACAATAACAAAGAGCAGTCGCTAGTATATAAGCCTATATTCACAGACTGTCTCACCCATGCCCAGAAAGAAGACGTTGAGGGCTTCCCGCCCCTCAACGTTGACGATTGTGCCGAGATTAATCGTCACTTTACGCCCTATATCTTCTACCGCAGGACCAGCCAAGGGCGCTATACCTGTTTCTGTACGTCCTGCAATCACGAATTCAAAGTCAATAATACTGATTATGGCGATATATACCACGCTGATGATAATGTCGTCAAACATAACCACATGGGGACTTGCCCATGTTGCGGTGTGAAAGCCGAATATAAAGCGGCAGGATATAAGCAAGTTCAATTAAATGAAGTAGTTGATTTCGTCATATATAAAGCCGTTGAAGAAGTGGTATATATATATGCGGCGACAATTCATAAAGACTATAACGAATACGGAACGGAGGACTTCGACAGGAGTCCCAATCTTTGGGTCGATTTTCAAAAGCTTTACGTTCTGCGAAAAGGCAGTGCTGAGGTTTATCATTCGCATGCCTCATTTCGTCCAAACGGCTGGTGTTATATGATAGAGCCTATGAAGAGGAAAATGTGCAGTACATTCAATAACGGATTCGCTGATCACAGACAAGTATACCTATATAAGAATATAATTAAGGATACATTCTTAAAGTATTCAGGCTTTGATTGCTACTGTTGTCGCCACTACATAAGAGAGTATGACCAAGAACGTTACTATACCGCATATGCTATGTATCCGATACTTGAAATGGCAGTTAAAATGAACTGTGACACCATGGTGCAGGATCTGCTTTGGCGCAACAAGAAAAATTATAAGATATTAAATTGGAACGCAACATCGCCGAAAAAATTCTTCAAGCATCTAACGCTGAATGAAGTGAAAGCATTTCTTGAAGATCACACGTCAGCAAGTGTTATAGAGGTATATCAGGACTTCAAGCGCAAAGGTAAGAAGAAAGACATTTTCTACTGCCGAATGTACAGCTATATCACTAATTACTGCACTTGCATTGAAAAAGCAAACGTTGACCCTGGGCAGGTGCTCGAATACCTCAAGCACATCATGAAACACGCTTCAGAGGAAGATCGTTGCCAAGATGATCACGCTGAATTAAGTCGTCTTGTGCGACTATACGATGACTATGCTAACATAGGGCTGAAAATCGGATATGATTTTTCATTAAAAAACATAGCATTTCCAAGGGATTTAAACGAAGCACATGATAACGCAGTTGAGAACTTCAACTTCATGGAAGAAGAACGCAAGAGAAAAGAAGCCGCTGAGCTTGAGGAAGCCTATAAGCCCAGATACAAGAAGCTTTGCAAAAAGTATAAGGGCTATAGCTATCCAGGTATTCAGTTGGTTGTACCAGAGAATGCCGAAAGCATTATCAAAGAGGGAAAGGACTTGCGAATATGCGTCGGCGGTTATGCTTCAAGGCATTGCAGTGGGGTTACGACAATTCTATTCATCAGAAAGCCGTCTGACCTTGATAAGTCATGGTTTACGATTGAAATAGACAATGCTGACCATATCGTGCAGTGCCACGGATTTAAGAATGAACAAGCCAAAGACCCCTTAACGGGCAAGAAGCTTGAAAAGCCTGAAATAATCAAGGCGTTTGAAGTCAACTTCCAAGAGTGGCTGAATAGTCAGAAGAAGCAGAATAAGAGGAGAAAAGCAAGCTAGGAGGAATTACAATGAATGAGATCAAACTAAGACCCGGTGAGGAGTTCGTATATAATGGTATACGTTTTATATGCCTCGACATTATCGACGGCAACTACTTAGCGATAACGGCTGATTGTTGGTGTGAAAAGCGTTTTAACGAGGAGTACAAGGACGGCTGCAACAACTGGGAGAAATCCACTCTCCGCCGCTTTCTTAACGAAGATGTGCTAGAGAAACATTTTAACACGGAGCATCTTATAAAGCAAACGTCTGACCTTGTCGCCGATAACGGTGATAAAGCTTACGGAACGTGTGAAGATTATATAACTCTGCTCACTTGCGACCAGTACCGCAAGTATAGAGATTATGTGCCGTTGTTTGAAGAATGTATGTGGACGCTCACTCCTTGGAGGTGCGACCCTGGCGACGCTAGCCTCGTGCGTAACGTCGACCCGACAGGAGCTATCTACAACTACGGTGCGGACTACAGTTTCGGGCTCGCTCCGGTTTGTCTATTTAATTCTAATAATCTCACATTGCGCCAACAGGCGCAGCTTATATCCGCTGAATAACTAACCAGAATAGGAGGAAACGCAATGGAAAACACAGAAATTACAGTATCTATGAAAACGGCTATGGCAGAACATCAGCACATATGTGAATGCTACAGAACAGCCGCAACGGCTATCGTAGAAATGGGCAGGTCACTAAAGAACATCAGAGATTACAAGCTCTACATAGCACTTGGCTATGAGTCTTTCAAGAACTATCTTGAAAGCAATGGCGATTACACGTTCAAAGAACGTCAGGCGTACACCTATATCAAGCTATATGAGGATAACAGCACAAAGTTCCTTGAAGAACACGCAAGTATAGGTGTCACCAAGCTTGAACTTCTCTCCAAGCTCCCTGAGTATGAGCGTGAGGAATTCGCTGACACACATGACCTCGGCGGTATGACCGTTGAGGAGGTGAAAAAGCTGATAAAAGAAAAGCAGGCGTTAGGAGAACAGTTGACATTCCTCGAAGAAGAAAGGAAGGAACAGACAGAAAGTGCCGAATCCCTCAGAGCTGAGCTTGAAGAACTGAGAGAAAAGCTTAAGCAGGCCGAGGACAAGCCTATCGAGGTAGTTAAGAGAGACCTCGACGAAGAAGAGATTGACAAGATAAGGCTGTCTATCCGTCAGGAACTTCACGCTGAGCATATGAAAGAGCTGAATTCGCTGAAGAAGTCAAGCCGTGAAGCCGTGAAGGCGGCAGAAGCTGAAAAAAATAATGCCCTCAAAGAAGCGCAGACAGAGCGTGACAATGCAGTTAAGGAAGCCGTCGCTAAGTATGAAATCGCCCTCAGTAAAGCTAAGGCTGAGGCAGAAGAAGCGGACCATGCCAAGGCAGAGTTGGAAAAGAAATTGAAGTCAGGCAATGCAGACGAAGCAAGGGTTGCGCTGAAGATCATCTTTGAAAACGTTCAGAAAGGGCTTACGGAATTCATTGAAAAAATCAATGATATTGAAGACCCACAAACCAAGGAAAAGTTCATTACTGTCACAAGCAAGTGGCTCAGACAGGCGGCTGATGACCTTGAGGGGTGAGCTGAATGACCAGAGAATTGAAATGAAGAAGAACACCACCTATGAGGAAAGAAAAGCTAATGGAATATGCCCATATTGCGGGCGAGAAAAAGCTGTTCCTGGATATATTATGTGCAAGAAATGTAGAGAACAGAACAAGGAAAGATGTAAGAAACGCTATGACCGAGCGAAAGATAAAGGGCTATGCACACGTTGTTACAAGAAGCCATCAATTGAGGGTCAAACAATGTGCAGAGAATGTCTTGCGAAAATGCTAGCGAAAGACAAAGAAAAGCGATATGGCGGAGTATGCGATATGGATTGTTTCAATTGCAAATATGATGACTGCATTAATGACAATGTGCCAGAATGCTATGCTGATCTGCCCTTTGAGGAAAAGGAAAAGATCCGAAAACGTAATCGAACCCGATATCACGAACTTAAAGAGAGGGGAATTTGTACAAAATGCGGAAAGCTGCCAGCAAAAGAAGGAATCACTCTTTGTGAAAGTTGCGCACACAAGAGAAGTAAGAGGGAGAAGATGAAAAGGGCAGAAAATCAGCAGATCAGCAAGCGGGATTTATGGCGTGAACAAAGAAAATGTTATTTCTGCGGAGGAGAATGTGTGCAAGGCCAGAAGGTGTGCACGAAACACTATGAAATGCTCAAAGCTATGGCAATGCATATGCGTGAAAGCGAAAGGAGCAAGATCGCAAGAGAACGGCTGAAAAAAGTATACTTTGCGGGAAGACAACAATAGAATTGTGAAAGGAGAAATCACTATGGAACACAAGTGTAAGTTCTGCGGAAGGAAGATAGGAACCGCACATTATATTCACAAGAAGGATTGTACGTGCGGGTTTTGCACAAAGTACTGTATGAGCGAATGTCAACTCTCAAAGAATGGCTTGTTGAGCTGGCATAAAGAGCCGTGCGTATCTTGTGAGAGAAATCCATATCGTAAGAACTATGAATGGAACGGAAAGGAATGGACAAAAGATGATTGATATTGACGGTTTCAAGGAATATCTTTACGAAGAGGAGCTTGCGCCGAACACAATAGCAACATATGTCAAAGGCGTAGAAAAATATGCTGAAAGGTTCGACACCATAACGAAGCCGAACTTAATCGAATTCAAACGCTATCTGGTCGAGAATTACAAGCCGCAAACTGTAAATCTCCGAATAACTGCCCTACTCACCTACTGCAAGTATAAAGGAATAGAAATGAAGTTGAAACAGGTTAAGTTAGCTAAGAAAACAAGCATTGACAATGTCATTTCACTCGACCAATACAACCGACTGATAGATGGACTTAAGAGAGACAATAATATGCGGTGGTATATTACTATCGTTGTCTTAGCAAGAACAGGAATGAGGATATCGGAAGCTTTAAAAATACGCAAGAGCGATATTATCAATGGGAAAGTGACCTTAAGTGCTAAGGCGCATATGAGAACAATATTTTTCCCGAAAACGCTAACAGATGAGATACTTCCCTATCTTAGCAATGTTTCTGATGATGATTTCGTTCTGCAGAATCACAATGGTCAGCCTATAACATCACGAGGGGTATCTGGTGAGCTCAGACGTTTTGCAGACAAGTACGGCATACCGAAGGAAGTAATGCACCCACATTCGTTTCGGCATTTCTTTGCAATCGAGTTTGTTAAAAGAAACAATAATATTTCGCTGCTTGCTGACCTACTAGGACACGGAAGCGTTAACATCACGCAGATATATCTACGTCAGTCAGAAGAACAACAGAAAACAGCTGTTGATAATACTGTCAATTGGTGACAAAAGCTGAAAAAGCCAAAAACCTGCGCTATAAGAAAGCGATTGTATCGCAGCTTAATTTTGAGGAAATAACATCTCAGCTATACGACATCAGTTCCGTTTGTGAGGAATACCAGTATTACTTCAGCAGCGATGATGATACGCTTCTCAACGCACTTGACGGAGATGACGAGCAGGAACAGGAATTTAAAATGATGTTTTCAGACCTTTCATATGAGTGTGATAGTTTGAGGGACATTGTCAATGATACCTATGTGTCAGAACATTTTGACGATTTTTTTGTCGGAATAATGCTAAACGGAAATAGTCCGTTCAAGTGCTATGGATATGATAGCTTTGAAGAAGATTACTTTGCACTTTCGTCATATGACACGAAATGTGCATCAAATGAGAGCGCAAAGAGACTTAAACGTCTTACGAAGGACGAGCTGCTGTCCGTTTGTGGGCAATGCTTTGGGCTTGCAGTGTCTTACCTTAACGTCCAATACAAATATGACTATTTGAAAGCTGCTTTTGATATCTTGAAAGACCAAAATACCTCATATTTGCAGATCATAAAGGACATTGAAACGGCATATGACAAAGCGGACGCAAAAGACTGGTATGAATACAGCACCGAAGTGAGAGCGTTTGATAAGCTTGTTGGAAGTTTCGACGAATATAGCAAAATCTGGCTTGAATAATGAGGGGGTATAACATATGGCAAGATACATCGACGCTGTTAAAACGGCAGAAATTATAAGCGATAAACTAGGCATTGCACTGTCTGAATTGGTAGATGTAATGGCAACAGTGCCTACTGCAGACGTGCAGGAAGTCAAGCGTGGAGAATGGCTTAAGCCTAGCAATGACTCAGTTGACAGTAAACAATGGATTTGTTCCGAATGCAAAGGATTAACTGAAACTGCATATTATTGTGGGCATTGCTATTATAACTACTGTCCTAACTGCGGTGCTAGAATGGACGGTGTCCTTAGTGAATAAGAAGGCTATACCAACAGAACACATAGAGCAGGCGTTGCTGTTTAAATGGGCGATGTTCAGCTCAGGTAAGTATCCCGAACTTGAAAATATGTTCGCTATACCGAACGGCGGCTATCGCCACTATAGAACTGCCGCAGATCTTAAGTCTGAAGGCGTAAAGTCAGGTGTGCCTGACATAATGCTTCCGGTGGCACGTGGCGGTTACTACGGTCTATTTATAGAAATGAAACGCACATCAGGTGGACGAGTATCGGAATCTCAACAGAAGTTTCTGAAAACGCTTAATGACAACGGCTATCTTGCAGTTGTCTGCAAAGGATTTGAGCAGGCGCAGGAAGCAATCTTGAAGTACCTTAATAAAGGAGTGAGAAAATGAAAATATCTAAGCTGAAAAAAATATGCAGTAAAGCGGCTAAGACCATATCCTACTTCTATAATGAAAATGATAATTCATTATGGATCGGCTCAGGCAGTGCAATATATCCGCTTTACGGCATGCCGAACATGAATACCAGCGAGCAGTTGCTCACGCTCTTCGATATCAATGAAAATGACCGTAAGAACTGGAGATGCAAGCAGCTGTCACCTGCCATTCTCAACAGCATCATGAAGAAGAGTGGTTCATGCACAACAGACAAGATCATAGTTCGTCGTTCGACATTCGTTGCCGGACCTAACGAATATCAGATATTCGCAGGTACAGAAAAGGTGCACATATGTCCGAAAGCATTTCTTGAGGTCATAGATGATTATGAAATACTTACATACTATGCCATTGATGATATGATAATCGTTAAAGCAGGCTTGCTTACACTTGGTGTGCTGTGTGAAACTCATGGTGTTGTAACGCAAGAACTTCTTAATGACATTAATTCCATGCACGATATGTTACAAGAAGTATTCAACAGGGAGTGCGAAGAAAAAGACAAGAGCAGAAATTATGAGCAATTGGCAATGACAGAGTGAAGCCCTATATATTATATATGGTATAGAACAAGTGTTCAGCCCGTGTGTAAGCACGGGTATGAGGGCTTGTAATGGGTCTTAATAACTCGGACAGTGGGAGGAAATGACAATGAGCCTTATGAGATACAGAGAGCAAAAGTATATTTATGGAAACTACATGGAAGTGAATATGTATCCTGTCTATGCCTGCCCACGTTCTTCTAGTCGAAAGAAGAAAAGAAAGCCGACAAGCAAGGTGCAGGAGAGATTGAATCAGATCAATGCTGAAAGAGCTCTGGCAAGACTTATCCCTGCAAACTTCACTGACAAAGACTATAAGTTCGAGCTGACCTATGCACCGCAGAATAATCCTGCTGACCTTGAGCGTGCCAAGAAAGACTTTGCTAACTTTGTCAAGCGTGTGAATAGAGCAAGAGTCAAGAGAGGCTTACCGAGAATGAAATATATTTATTCCATTGAGCAGGGCTCAAAGTCTGGACGTATTCATTTTCACGTAATCATGACTGGTGGTCTCACTATCAACGAAATAGCTTCCATATGGGGCAAAGGCTATGTTGACAAGGTTCTGCCATTGATGTTTGACCAAACAGGCTGTGCCGGAATTGCAAAATATTTTTGCAAACAAAAGATTTCAAATCATAACAACGGCAAGCACGCCAAGCGTTATGTTGCGTCAACTAACTGCATTAAACCGCAACCGCAGAATAACGATTATCGTCTGACGAAACGTGCGGTGCAGAGCATGGCATATAACTGTGATAACTCGGCGCTGTTCGAGAATATGTATCAAGATTATTACTATGCTGATTGCCGTCCATTCTGGAACGAGGATAACGGCACGTTCTACATATCGCTATTCATGTACCGCCGAACGGCGAAGCTGAACATATAGGGGGTGAGATGATGAGTCTTAAGGGAGCTGAGCTCAGCGTGATATGTGATGATTGCCATAAGGCATTCATAGTCTGCGTTCGCAAAAAGAGATTTCAAAGCATAGAGGGGGACGTATGGTGCTATAACTGTCCTCACTGTGGTAAGTTATACGTTGCATATATCGACGATAGCCTGACACGTCATGCCCATGCGCTTCAAAAAAACGGTGTTGTGTTGAAAGATATCCTGACGAAAATATCGAGAGAATTATCGGCAAGGCAGGGAAAGGAGAACGATTAATGGACTCATACAGGCAGGGATATATCAAAGCATTAATCGACGTGAAGAACTATGTCGATAGCCATTCGTGCGTGATGAAGCAATGGAAGATTTATAATTCAAAGAAATTACCTATGCTTCTGCAAGCATTCATTGACAATGCTGATGAAATGATTGCAATGGGTGATATGATAGAGTTGACATTGACGTTTGATCAGAAAAGCATTAAGAAGTCCAAGGAGAATTATCATGACTAAGAAGCGATTGCTGTCATATCGACAGCTTAAGGCTGAGCTGAAGTGGGTAAGCACAGATAGTGACGATTATCGCAGACTCAAAGCAGAGATAGCAGAGATTGAAGCATATGTGTCTAGCATTGATGATGCATTCATCAGGATTATTTTTCGGCTTCGCTATCTTGTCCCACGCAAGGACGGAGCTTGGCAGCCGCCGTCATGGGCGTGGATAGCCAGGCAAGCCAATGCTTCAGAGGACTACTGCAAAGGCAGGCATTGCAAGTTTTGCAAAAAAAACACGTTGTAACACGCACGAACACACTCTGCATGCTATGATGATAATGCGGGGTTGTTGTTATAGTTTTTCCATAGTTTTATGCCGGTGCAAGGGCCACGTTGTATGACGTGGTCCTTGTGCTATATATGCGAGGTGATAACGTGTATAGTACGAGTCAGATCAGAGAGCTAATCAAGGACGGACGAGTTGACAAGTTCTACAACGACCGCTACTGGAGAAAGTTCAGTAAGAGCGTTATCGCAGAGCAGCACAATGAGTGTCAGATATGCAAGTGCAAAGGCAAGGTGACGAGAGCAAATATTCTTCATCACGTCAAGCATCTTAAGCAATTTCCGCAGCTTGCATACAGTCGGTATTACTATGACGATAATGGCGAACGGCATAGACAGCTGATAGCACTGTGTCATGACTGTCATGAAGCACAGCACCCAGAACGGCGCTGGCAAGAACGTGCAGATAAGTTCGTCAATGAGGAGCGGTGGTGAGCGCCTTGCGGCGATACCCCCCGGGGTCAAGGGTCGAAAAATTTTTTCGGCCTTGTACGACGGGAGGCACAAAAGACAAATCCGCCCTCGCACGCACGTGAGAGAATTTTTTCAAGAAAATCAAATGTAAGGAGTTGGCAAAAGTGAAAAAGCCTAGTCTATCAGAGATCGAAAATTCGTTGACAGAACAGCTTGTCCAGATGGGAGCTTCTGTCGATTTCTACAAGTCGCTTGTCGCAGATTATATGTTCTACGAGAAGCAGGAACGAAAAATGCAGGCTGATATTCGCAAGAGAGGACTGACCTATATGGCGGTTTCTGCGGTAGGAAAAGAGTATGAAAAAGACAATCCCTCCGTAAAGCAGGCGTATATGTACAATAAGCAGAAACTTCAAATTCTGAAAGACTTGGGTTTGTCAACTGACAAGGTCAAGAACCTTGACGATGACGAAGAACTGTAAGGGTCAAGAAGCTCTTGACCTCTCGTATCTTGCAGACTATATCAGCCTAGTCGAGGAGCATAAGTATCCGTATTGTGCTGAGCAGTATCAGCTTATTGACTACGTCAAGCGCATGTTTTTGTCAGAAGATATCTACATCGATGTTGCCCAGGCAGAAAAATATTTCAGCTATGAGAAATATTTTCCGTTCAAGCTGTTTCCATGGGAACGATTCGTGTTCACCCTTCACAACTGCACCTATAAGTCCAATGGCTCTTTACGATGGCCTGTACTGTTTCTCTACGTCGGTCGAGGAACAGGAAAAAACGGCTACTTAGGCTTTGAAGATTTTTGTTTGCTAACACCGACGAATGGCATCAAGCATTACAACATCGATATTTTTGCGACGACAGAAGATCAGGCTAAGACCACGTTCAATGATGTGTACAACGTCCTTGAAGACAACCGTGACAAGATGCAGAGATTTTTTTACTGGAACACAGAAAAAATCATAAATCTGAAAACAAAATCCGTCTTGCGATACAGAACATCGAGCCCGAAATCTGCCGACGGTGCAAGACCGGGCAAGGTAGACCATGATGAGGAGCACGCATATGAGAACAGTAAGCTCATAGATGTTGCTGTTGGCGGCCTTGGAAAAAAGCCACGCCCACGCCGCACGATCATGAGCACCGACGGATTCGTCCGTGAAGGTCCACTTGACAAAGATAAGACAAAAGGGATTAGAATCCTTAACGGTGAGATAGATGATAACGGCATGCTACCATTCATTGCAAGAGTAGATAAGCCAGAAGAAGTTGAAATGCCTGAAATGTGGTATAAGGCGAACCCGTCACTGCAGTACCTTCCTGATCTTCTCCAAGAGATGAAGACGGAATTTCAAAACTATCTGGACGATAAGATAAGCAATATCAGTTTTGCAGTTAAACGCATGAACTGTTTGCCACAGCAGACTGAGGGCGGTATAACCGCATTTGATAATATCCTGGCAACTAATCAGGATATCACGCCGTATCTGCCGAAGCTTCAAGGCAGACAATGCACAGCAGGCTTTGACTATATGAAGACAGATGACTTCCTTTCAGCAGGCTTGCTCTTTGACGTAGACGGAACTGATGTGTGGCTAACACATACTTGGGTGTGCAAGGCTTCTGCAGATCTGTCAAGAATTAAGGCGCCACTGCAAGAGTGGGAGGCGGCGGGGCTACTGTCATTCGTTGACGGTCCAGAGATTCCACCTGAGATACCCGTTATATGGGTGGCACAGAAAGCGGCGGAGCTTAACGCCAATGTCACAATGACTGGCATAGATAACTACCGCTATACGCTGCTTAGGAGGGCACTCAAAGAAAATCTCTACGCTTCTGATGAAAAAGGTTACGGAAATATCATGCTTGTTCGTCCGTCGAATGAAATGATGATAATGCCTGTAATCACAAGTCAGCTGGTGAATCATAAGCTTGCAGTTGGAGACAATCCCCTTTTCCGCTGGGCTATGAATAACACCAAGGTCTGCACTTCGTCCGCAGGCAATATGACGTATGGAAAAATAGAGCCTAAGTCCAGAAAGACAGACCCTTTCAAGGCATATGTTGCTGCGAAAGCAGCGCAGAATAAAATTGCTGAGCAAATATCAAGTATGCCTATGGATATGAATATTATGGACGTATTCACATACTAGCAAAAACAGAGAGGAGGTAACGCAATGGGGCTGAGATCACTGTTATCACGCATAATGAATGCTAAGAGTGATGAAGTGATAAGTGTCCGGTCGGTTGGGTATAATGACGAAACGAGAATTGCCGTTCAAGCATACGCAGTTCAAGTTGTTGTTGAAATCCTTGCGGCACTGGTTTCAAAGTGCGAGATAAAAACCTATCGTGACGGCAAGTCATTCCGTGGCGAAGAATGGTACCTTTTCAACGTTAAGCCGAACGTCAATCAAACAGCAGTGCAATTCAAGAACGAGCTAGTCCGCAAGACCCTTGTGCGTGGTGAAAGCCTTGTTGTCAGCGCCGGAAAGCAGATAATCTGTGCCGACTCTTGGAGTACGCAAGAGTATGCGCTATATCCTAACCGTTTCTCTCAGGTGGCACGAGGCGCATTTACGTTTCAAAAAACATTCGATATGGGAGATGTCCTATATCTCACATATTCCAATGGTGGCGTTAGACAGATACTTACGGAAATGTTAGAAGAACATAATCGTTTCTTGGAAACGGCTTCAAACGCCTATGTTAAGAGCGGTGGTCAAAAAGGCATTCTCGAAATATCACCAATGGCACAGGGGCAGAACGATTTTGAAAAGAAATTCGATACTCTTATGAATAATTATTTCAAAACCTATTTTGACGCTAAGAACGCCGTTCTTCCGCTATGGGGTGGCATTAAATATACACCTCAAACAGCAGGCGAAACCAAGAGAACAGTATCGGAAGCAACGGACTACATTTCTATGCTAAATGACGCATTGGAAAAAGCGGCGATTGCTTTCAACGTTTCACCGGCTATCGTAAAGGGAAATGTCGAGAACATCAGTGAAGCGTTATCAATGACATTGACATCTGCCGTTGATCCTTTCGCCAAGATGTTATCAGACGAGATAACGGCAAAGCGTTATACCAAAGAGCAAGTCCTGCGTGGGTGCTACGCCAAAGTCTGTACCAATAACCTTAAGCACCTTGACGTGCTTGAAATGGCAAATGCAGTTGACAAGCTTATCGCAAGTGGCTTCTACTCAACGAATGAGTTGAGGGAGAAGACAGGTGAGGAAAGAATTCCAGAAGCCTGGGCCGATAAGCACACAAGGACTAAGAACTACGAGACAATCGAAGGAGGTGGAAACAGCAATGAATAGCATTTTTAATCAGTTTGAATTCAAAATGGAAGCGGATAAGCCCAAAGAGCTTAACCTATATCTATATTCACAAGTCCGTGGAGGGCTTGCCATTGATTGGGAAAAGGGGAAAGTTGAGGAGAGCAAGACAGGCGCTAAGTATTTCGCCGCCAAGCTTGATGAGTACAAAGATTGTGAACATATCAACCTGTACATCAATTCTCTTGGAGGTCAAATCAAAGAGGGCATTGCTATTGGAAATATCCTTAAGCGCCATAAAGCCAAAGTTACTTGCTATGTAGACGGCTGGGCATGCTCTATCGCAAGCGTTATCGCTATGGCAGCAGACGAGATCATCATGTATAGCAACAGTATGATGATGATACATCAGGCGTCCTGCTACTGTGAGGGCAATGCTGACGATATGAGAACGGCGGCGGCTGAGCTTGACAAGATGACCGATACCGCTATCACTACATATGCAGAGCGTTGCAACGGCAAGTGTAGCCGTGAGGAAATTGCCAAAATGGTAAAGGTGGGTACTTGGCTGACAGCGGCAGAATGTCTTGAGAAAGGCTTCTGCGATAGCATATCAACCGCAGAGCAACCCGTTGATATGGCTACAATGCTTAGTGATACCAAGCAATACACTATGTCAAGCGCCCTCGACAGGGAGAATGTGGACAAGCTCATTGAGCTATATAAAAAGTCCACCGCACAGCAGGCTTTGCCAGCAAAAAAAACCGAAGAAGAAAAAACAAATGCCGCTATGTTGGCTTTTGAAAAGTTCATGAAAATGGAGGTAAAAAAAGAATGATTAATCTTGACGCAATCAAAGATCAGAAAGCAGATATCCTTGCTTCACTGTCAGCTGCAATTAAAGACAGTGATGACAAGGGCATGGAAGCCGCCCTTGATAAGTACGGCAATCTGATTTCAGATGTTATCATGGAGCAGGTGGAGAGCACCGCTGAGTCTGTCGATAGCCAGATACTCAGCACCAGAGGTGTGAGAATGCTGACCAGTGAGGAAAGGGACTACTACAACGCCGTTATTGAGGCGGGCAAGTCCTCTGACCCCAAGATGGCATTGGCAAACGTTGATAAGACAATGCCAATCACTATAATCGAGTCAGTTCTTGGTGAGATTCCACAGCAGCACCCTCTGCTCAACTTCATCAACTTCCAGGATACCACTGGAATTACGAAGATGTTGGTAAATGACCAGGGTGTTCAGACCGCTAAGTGGGGAGAACTTAACACAGCTATCGACAAGGAACTCTCAGGTGCATTCAAGACCTTTGACGTTGCGCTGAAGAAGCTCACAGCATGGATTCCAGTGTCTAACGATATGCTTGACCTTGGTGCCTCATGGCTGGATAGATATGTCCGTGAAATACTGGCAGAAGCCCTTTGGGTCGGCATGGAAACCGGTGTCGTGTCAGGCGACGGTCTTAACTGCCCTATCGGAATGTGCAAGGACGTATCTAGTAGTGCATCAGTAGTCGGTGGCAAGTATCCTGACCAGAAGACAGTTGCACTCAATGAACTCTCCCCTGAAGCTATTGGTACCATTGCCGCCCAGCTCACGAAGACCGAAGCGGGTAATAACCGTCCACTCGACAACCTCATCTTTGTGGTCAATCCAAAGACATATCTGACAAAGGTAATGCCTGCGACAACAAATTTCGTTCAGGGAAAATGGGTTAACGATGTTATGCCTATTCCATGCACCATTATCCAGTCATGCGCCGTTCCTGATGACAGAGCTATCTTCGGCCTGGGCAAGCGTTACTTCATGGGTCTTGGTATGGCTAAGGGCGGTAAGCTGGAGTTTGATGACTCATTCAAGTTCCTTGATGACGCAAGGACATATAAAATCAAGACATACGGCAACGGCAAGCCACTCGACAGCAATGCTTTCAGGTATCTGGATATCTCAAAGCTTAAGAGATTTATCCCGACAGTATACACTGTCACACCGTCAGAAACATAAGGAGTTGATATAAATGCAGCAGGCATTATTCGAGGAAGTTAAAAATCAGCTGAACATAACTTGGTCAGACGAAGCTACTGACAGAAAGATAAACAGCATTATAGCACGTGCTATAGGAGTACTTAACGGATATGCAGGTCAGGTGCTGGATATCAACGTTGACGAAAATATCAACGGCGACGCCCAGCTTCTGATCGACTGCTGCAGATATATATATAACGATTGCTTCGAGGACTTTGAAAAAAATTATCACTCTCAGCTCTTCGCTCTGAGAGCAAGATGTCAGATTGAGGAGATGTCAGGAGGAAACGTATGATAAGCAAGCGGCAGACGTTCAATGACGGCATATGCACTATTGCAACTATCATCAATGCCAATGGCTTGAAAATCAAGCAAGCAGGCATAAGATATGACAATCGTACCGTCGGCTCAGAGCGTTTCTATAAAGCCGCTGAGTATCAGCACCGCTGTGATAAGGTGATAAGAATACCACTTATCGCCGAGCCGCAGGCGACTGACATTGTGATAATGAACGGCGACCAGTATAACGTCATTCAAGTTCAGATGATAAAGGACGCTAAGCCGCAGGCTTGGCAGTTATCAATAGAAAAGCGGAAAAAGAGGTTAGAAATCCATGTCAATGAGTCCTGATGAGATGGCTGAGGCTTTACAGCACGCATTTCAGCAAGAAAGTCAACGTGTTAATGAAGCCGCCAAAAGAGCCGTTAAGAAGACCGCAAAGGAAACCCGCAAGATCGTCCAAGAACACTTCACGTTCAATAACCGCTCCGGCAAGTATGCCAAGGCGCTTACAGTTAGCACCGAGTACGAGGACTCTTTCGACATTCGGCAGATAGTGAATTTCAAGAAGAATAAGCAGTATCTTCTCACACACCTGCTGGAGTATGGCCATGCTATGAAGCGTGGTGGCAGAACGCTTCCGTTTAAGGCGAAAGCTTATCCGCACATGATATACGGACAAGAGTATGCCGAAGAAAAATTACCGGAAAACATCAGAAAGGAGATTGAGAAGTCGAAATGACATTGACAGAACTTATATCACTTTCAGGCATTCCTGCGGACAGGATTGCTAAGATAGATTTTCCAGTGGAAACGGAATTGCCGTTCGCAACATGGATAAACAAGACACCTCAGACGATATCTGCAGACGGAAGAACTGTCGCAGTTATCCCACGGATTGCAGTTGAAATATACTGCGAGCCGGAAGATGAAGAAACACATATCCTATTTGAGAACGCCCTTATGGATAAGGGCATATGTTTCTCAGTCGCCGCAGGCTATCTGGGGCAGGATCAGCAAATGGATATGTGGGTATACGAATTCGATCGCAAGGAGGAATATTAATGAAAGGATCTATAAAAGCCGTTGGCTATGGACCAATCAAAGAGGCATCAGATGTCAGCGGTGCTATAAATATTACATATACAAGTTGCAATTACTTGGAAACAAAACTCTCCGGTACTCGACAGGTAAGCCTTGACCCTAAGTCATCAACCAAGGAGGTATGGGCGGACGGCGTAGTAGCGTATGCAGGTCAGACCAATCAGGGCTACGAAGGATCTATCATAACCCTGGATTTGTGTGATGATTTGGAAAAAGATTGGTATGGAAATGTCATAGATGCAGTTTCCAATATCCTTGTTGAGGCTGCAAAAACTGGAGAAACGCCAAAGTTTGGATTGTTTGTTCAATATGAATCAACGTCAGAAGCAGAGGGATATACCGAGGTCTTCCCATATTGCTACACCACAGATCGTCCGAAGTTCTTGGTTAAGACAGAGGAAGAAAGCGGTATGGACTATGAATACACAGAGCATAAGATTGCCTGCAAACCGTCACCTGCTGAAACCACAGTCGACGGAAAGAAAGTGCATATCGCACGTTTCCGCATAAAGGGCAATGAGAAGCTCACAAAGTTTCCTGAGTACACCTACACCCCGGGTGAATGACAATGAGCAATACAATAGTCCTGACTATAGACAGCAGGCAGATAGGCTTCAAGGCTACAGCAGGTATGTTCTATCGCTATAAAGAAGCGTTCGGCACGGAGTACCTTGAGGACGTTGTCAAGGTACATCAGTTCGGTAAGGGTGCCTTTGTTCAACAGGTCGAATACCGCACCCTATGGGTGCTTGCCAAGACTTATGATGATAGCATACCGCCTATTCAGACGTGGCTTGACAGCTTCGCCTATGGTGCATTTCCTGTTGATGATATCTATAATCAGGTTATGCCTATACTGCAGGCAAATATGAAAGTTGACAGAAAAAATCCATAAGCGGCAGTAAAAGCGGAGATGATCGGCCTCTCAAATCGGAGGAGGTCATCTCTCTTGTTATAAACAGGGGTCTTACTGTCGCTGATTTAGACCGCATGACGTATGGTATGGTAGTGAACTATGCCTGCGCCTATGACCGACAGCGATTAATCGCCGCCGGCAAAAAGGTCATTGACCCCGAAATAAAATACGAAGAATTGAAAGCAAACCTGCCTGTCGTTGAAGAACGATATAAGCAGGGAAAAATCAGCAAAGAACGATATGAAAAGTATATTGCGAAAATAAAGGCATGGGAGGGTGAGTAATGGCTAAGTCATCATCAGATGAGAAAATCAAAGGTATGTACGTCAAAATCGGTGGTGATACGTCTGAGTATACTGCCGCCATGAAAGGGCTTAATGCTGATATCAACTCGACTACCAAAAATCTAAACAGCGTCAACAAACTCTTAAAGCTTGACCCGACTAACGTTGAATACACCGCTCAGAAGCAGAAGTTGTTGAGCGAGGCTATCGAAGCAACAAAAACAAAGCTTGACGTTCTCATTAGAAACGAGAAAGATATCAACGAGCAGTATAAGAAAGGCGAGTTGCCCGTTGAGTCATATCTTAAGTATCAGGAAGAACTTGAAAAGACCAAGAAGAAGCTGAACACACTGCGAGATCAGACCAAGACCGCAGATGATAGCACCAAGGAGCTTGGCAATGAAGCCAAGGATACGTCAGATAAGGTCAAAGACCTTGGTGATAAAGCTGACCAGACAGGCAGTGTCTTCAAGGACGTTTTCTCTGCTAATCTTGCAGTTGAGGGGCTGAAAGCTATAGCTAATGCCGCCAAGGAAGCGGCGGAAAGCTGTGCACAAGTTGGTATAGACTTTTCAAGTTCTATGTCCAATGTGGCGGCGACAATGGGCATGACCGCAGAGCAGGTCAGCACAGGCGCTGAGGACTATCAAAAGTTAGAGAACGCCGCTCGTGAGTGTGGTGAGACTACAAAGTATACAGCTTCGGAGTCCGCTGACGCTCTTAATTACTTGGCTCTTGCAGGATATGACGTAAATAAGGCGGTTGAAACACTGCCGAAAGTTCTTAATCTTGCCACTGCCTCAGGCATGGACCTTGCGTCCTGCACTGACATGGTAACGGATACTATGTCAGCACTACAGTTGCAGACGAGTGACCTTGACGGCTATATGGACATGATGGCCAAGACAGCCCAAAAATCTAATACCACAGTTGCTATGCTTGGTGAGGGCATTCTCCAGTGTGCCGGTACGGTCAAGTCCACAGGGCAGGACGTTGATACAATGTGCACCTCTCTTGGAATACTGGCTAATAACGGTATCAAGGGTGCAGAGGGCGGCACACATCTCAGAAATATGCTTTTGTCGTTAACATCACCGACAGACGTTGCTTCCGCTAAGTTGAAAGAATTGGGCGTAAGCGTGGCTGACAGTGAGGGAAATATCAGAGATATCAACGATATTTTCGGAGACCTTAACGCCAAGCTTTCCAAGCTCTCAGATGACCAGAAGACAAAGGCTTTAAGTGATATCTTCAATAAGACGGATCTATCTTCCGTCAACGCTATGCTTCAAGGCATGAGCGGGTCTTTCGATGACCTGAAATCTCAGGTAGATAACGCCGACGGAGCGTGTCAGACAATGGCTGACACCATGAATAACAATCTTAAGGGCAAACTGGCTATAATGGACTCTTCCCTTGAATCCCTTGGCATAACTATTTTCGATAAATTCAGCGCCCCACTCGAAGACGCCGCCGAAAAAGGCTCAGAGCTTTTCAGTGAACTTACCAAGGATATCAAAGATGGAGACCTCAGTGACGAATTCGACGATATGGGCAATGCCCTTGGAGATTTGGTCGAAACAGGTGCCAAGTTCGCCAAAGGTTCGTTGCCTATCCTCATTGACGGTGTAAAGTTCTTCTGCGAGCATTCTAACCTTGTTATCGGAGGATTGACAGGAATAACGTCGGCAATGATATCAAAAAAAGCCATAAATAACGTTTCAGACCTCGTAAAGTCATTCAAGAGCCTTACAGGTGCAACAAAAGCAGCTGAAACTGCCCAGCAGGCTTTAAATGCAACTCAAAAAGCGTCGCCGGTAGGAGCAATTGCAGCTATTATCGGTACAGTAGTTGGCGGTATTGTGTCTTATGCAACTTCGGTTGATGACGCCGCTGATTCAACAAAAGTCCTCAATGACGAAGAGCAGGCGTTAGTCGACAGCACGAATGAACTGACAGACTCCATGAAGAAAGCCGCAGATCAGAGAGAAGAAGCCAAGACAGATATAGAAGCCGAGTATAGCAGCTATAAAAGTCTTGCAGATAGAATTTTTGAGCTTTCTGACGCCGAGAGCTTATCTAATGACGAGAAGTTAGAAATGAAAGCCCTCGTCGAACAGCTCAATAGTGCTATGCCTGACCTGAACTTGCAGATTGATGACCAGACAGGCAAGCTTCTCAACAATAAGGACGCCGTCTATGAGTGCATAGAAGCGAAGAAAGAACAGCTTCTTGTCGAAGCAGCTCAGAAAGATATGGTCGCTATATCAGAAGACCTCTATAAGGCTGAGCAGAAGCGCAATGACATTGAGAAAGCAATCACGGAAAACAAGCAGGCTCAGGCTAAAGTTCAAGAAATACTTGATAAAAGGGAAAACAAGTTTAAAGAATTTGACAGAACGGACAGCACAAAGCAGTGGAAGACCAAGCTTGAAGAGCTGAAGAAAGCTGGAGATGAGCTTCAGAATTCATACTATGATATCAATAGCGAACTGAAACGCTTGGACTCTAACTATGCTGACGCCTCCAAGTACGTTTCTGAGCATTCTTCTGCTCTCGAAGACAACTCAAAGGCCGTGGAGGACAATGCAAAAAAGGTCGATACGATCTATAACCGCACTGTCATGTATAAAGACGGATTACACAAGGTATCGCAAGAAACTGTTGACGCAATAGTTGAGATGAATAAGAGCTATGACGAAGCCGTCCAGAAACGAACGGAAGAATTGCAGAACAATCTTAACCTCTTCGACGAATTCAACGGCGGTGCTGAGATATCTGCAGAACAACTTATGCAGAATTTGGAATCTAATCTTGACGGCATGGCAAGCTGGTCTGATGATATCAAGACGCTTGCAGACAGAGGCGTGAATAAAGGTCTTATTAAGACCTTGCGGGAAGCAGGTCCGCAATCTGCAAGCAAGATAAAGGCGCTACTGTCTATGTCACAGCCTCAGTTGAAAAAGTACAGTGATATGTGGGAAGGGTGCATGAGCGACTGCAAGAAGATAGCAACATCAGAGTTCGACGAGCTCAGGCAACAGTATGATAAGACCATAGAGACGCTTCAAAAGCGTGACCAAATAAGCCAGATATCAGACGTATGGAAACAAACAGGTGCGGCAATGATGGTAGGTATGCAGCAAGGCATACTGTCTGCACAGCAGTCTGTCATTGATACCGCAACAAGTGGAGCGAACGCAGTGCTTGCGGCGGTCAAGGGGGTATATGATATACACTCCCCTTCAAAGGCATTTGAGAATATATCGAAAATGAATGCGCAGGGTGAGATCAAAGGCTGGAAGTCATCAGAGGACGATATCATCAAAGCCTATACCAATACTGGTGACAAGATACTGTCAGAGAATATGCGCAATACATACAGCGATACAAATAGGGTCGCAAGGTCGGTATATAATGGATCATATGCCCACAGTATCACGCAGAAAGCATCAACAAGCGCCACAGAAAACACTCAGGCCGTCCCAACAACAGTCAGACAAATGCCCGAGACTATTCATAACGTGATAGTATTCCCGAATGGGAAAGTGATTGCAGAGGAAACAGTTCCATTTATAGATGTAATGCTTGGTGAAAGAGCTGCGAGAAAGAAAAGAGGTAGTGCAGTATGACACGACAAATCAGATTTAATGGCAAAAAGTCGTATGAGGATTTTAAAATCAGAATAATCAGTGCAACAGTTGCAGAGCCGAAGAAGCGTGAGATCAAAGTGACTGTACCTTATCGCAACGGCAGTATTGACCTGTCTGACTATGACGGCAATTTTTATTTTGACGACACCGAAGTATCATACAAGATGTTCGTATCTGATACAGAACCTGTCACACTGCTCCGCAGGATTGAGAAGATCAAGAGCTGGTTATGTGAAGCTCCACAGCAGAATATTTATGACAACTATTCCGAGAACTATCATTTTGTCGGCAAGTGTAGAACTGTTGAGACCAGCCTTGGTGAAGATGACATAACAGCTACTCTCGAGGTCACTTTCGATGTAGCACCATATAAGGTCTCTGACGACTTTGCAGACACAGCTTGGGATACATTTGCATTTGATGATGATTGCCTCAATCAGACACATCTCTCCTGCATAGCACACAAAGACGGCTATCATTCCCAGCCGGGGGTACTGTACTTCTATTCTTATGCCGAAGATGACATAGTTCCGAGCTTAAGGTATCACAAGAGTGCTGACGATAAGGACAAGCGAGGATTGACAATGCTTGACCTCAACGGTGAAGTTCTCACAAAAAACTTGTACAAAGAAACTGCCTCAGCATTCAAGATACAAAGCTTTGTCGTCAAGCCCGGCACAAATGTCTTAGCTCTATACGGATCTGGTTCACTTGAAATCGAACTGGTGGAGGAAATACTATGTTAGTTACACTCGATGATACAAAGACGATTCACGAAACTGGCTCTGTCAGGACCAACAAGCTGATAGGAACCATCATCAAAGAAATCAACACTATTGACACCTTTACGTTCAACATATATCCCGACAACAGCTGCTACTCCGATCTAAAGGAACTGACATCGTTAATAAAGGTTTACGACGACAAGGAAGGTCTGATATTCGATGGCAGAGTACTGACGATATCACCATACATGACCGATAGTGGCGAGATTGGCAAGCAAGTTGTCTGCGAGGGCGGTTTGTGTTTTCTGAAAGATAGTGTACCAATTATCAAACAGCTAAAGTGCACCATAAGAACGTATATAGCCACACTACTTTCAGCACACAATAAATCTGTTGAAAGCTACAAGCAGATACATATTGGCAATATTAACTGTTCGCAAGCACAGCACATCTTTAATCCAGGATATGAAGACACGTTCTCAGAACTGACGAAAAACCTGATTTCCGGCGAAGATATCAGAGGTGAAATGAGGGTGCGCATCGATAAAGGCATTAGATTTTTCGATTTCACAGCAAACGAATTTTCAGAAGTCAGCAATAAAACAATACAACTAGGAAGGAATATGCGATCTATCACGCAGGCGATTGACCCAAGTGAGATCATCACAAGGCTGTATCCGCTAGGTGCTGTCATCAACGATGATACGGGCGAACGTGTGACGCTTTCGGGAGTAACGAAGTATATCGACAACGACCAGCTGATAGAGCGGTACGGAGTACACGCTGGAACTATGATATTCGACAATATCACCACTCCAGGCGTATTGTCTCAAGCAGGCAGAGTATGTGCCGGAGCACTAAAAGCAGCAAAAGTTCAGTATGAGGTATCGGCTATTGACATTGATGAGAAGCTGGACGGCTTTGCAATCGGCTGCAAATATCGCATTGTCAATAGCTACCTTGGCATTGACGAGGTATTGAGGTGCATCGGCACCAGTATCGACATCAATGACAGATCGCAGAATGTGCTGACATTTGGCGACAAAATCGACACAATTAGTGGAATGACATCAAGAAAATAGGAGAAATGATTATGGCAAAAGCAATTGATATCAGCTTAGAGATCACACAGGTGGCAGAAGCATATACAGGTCGAGACGTCCGACAGGCTATTGTCGATGCATTGACCGCTGCACAGAATGCAATCAATGAAATGAATATGCCAGCAGGATCTCAGACCATTGTCGTACCGTCAGAGACGACACTGGTCACAACGTCTTTGAATCTGCCGTTCACACCGACGCAGAACACGCAGATCATCTGTAGTCTACGGGAGGTGTCGGCACCAAAATTGAGAAGGCTGTGTGTAGAAACATTTTTCACAAGCAACCAATTGATTGTGGCACTGACGAACGCAGAAAGTGCAAGTGCTACCGTTCCACAGGGCGAATACATCATTGACTGGATCGCAACAAAGCCATAGAAAGGGGGAATATCAATGCACATAAAACTCAACGAAGACTACAACGTAACCCTAAGCACAGCCCTGCTGGGCTATGTCGGTGAAACTAATGCCCGTCCTGTATCGGTCGAGGGCATGGAGATAGACGGTGCAGACCGCTATGTGCTGACTATCGACTATGGCGACGGCACTGTCTATGAGGTCGATATCACAGGCGGACAGTGGACGCCAACAGCAGATATACTGCGGTCAGCGCAGACAGTCAGCTGTCAAATATGTGCGAAAAAACTGTCAGGTGATGAGTATATATTAGTTAAAAAATCACGAATTTTCCGCCTGCGTATCGGTGCAGCTATCGGCGATGTTGCCGTGCCGTCACCTGACGTGGCTATGGACGCACTGGACCGCATAGACGCCATAGGCAGGCAGGTGCGCGCAGATATGCAGACAGCTGTCACCGCCGCAGAAACAGCGACAACAGCGGCTGAAAATGCAAAAAAATCTGCCACAAACGCAGGATTGTCAGCCGACACGGCAACGCAGGCGGCTGAACGTGCCGAAACCGCAAAGACAGCGGCTGAAACGTCCGCAACGCAGGCAGACACTGCCATGCAGGGCGCAGAAGCCGCACGTGCTGAGGCAGTCAAGTCTCAGAACGCCGCCAAGATATCCGCAGCGCAGGCATCTGCATCGGCACAGCAGACCACAGCCGACAAAACAATAACGGCAGGTTATGCAAAAACCGCCAAGACCTGTGCTGACAGCACTGCAGCGGACAGACAGGCGGTGCAAACGTTGGCAGAACAGGTGACAGCCGATAAGGCTACAGTGGCAGACCATGCCGCTAAGGTTGCAGAGGACAGAACAGCCGCTGAAACTGCTGCACAGACAGCACAGGCGGTGGCTGACAGCCTGCCTGAAGACTACACAACAGCTGTTGGAAAGATTGCCGAGAATACAGCTGATATAGCTAGTATAAAACTAAATGATAAGGAAATGAAACGTAGGGTAGATGCTTTGTATGATATAGGACAGGGTATCACCCATAAGTTTGAAACTGATAGTGATACGGCATACGCAAAGACAGTGCCTACGGGGGCAAAGCTGATGAGTGTGAAGTCTGTGGGTGGTAGGTCAATTGTTTGGAATCAGTTGGTTAAACCAGTGCCTGCTGTAGTCACAGGTGCAGGTGTAAAGGCTACGTTTTCTGACGATGGCATTATTACACTGAACGGAACGGCTACCACAACAGGTAGTGCAGTTTCTGTGCAACCTGTTAAAAACCAAAAAGGGCATAAATATCTAATGATTGCAAACCCATTGTCAGGTGTTTATGGAAAAGATCAATTGCAGTTTAGTTCGCAATCATATGGACAGGATTCTACAGGCCACGGGACTATAATCACCAATGAAAGTAGCAATGAAAAATGGTACTACACGTTATATGTGTATGAGGGCGTTACATATGATAACGTTAAACTACAACCACAGATTTTCGATTTAACCGCCATGTTTGGTTCAGGAAATGAACCTAGCACAGTGGAAGAATTTGAGAAAATGTTCCCTGCCGATTACTACCCATATAATGCTGGCGAGATTATTAGTGCCGATACAGAGAGCATTATAGAGCAGGGAGCTAACCTGTATTATGGCACTGATATGCTGAAATGCGGCAGTGATGACTATGAATACATTGCAAATAGTTATCGTTGTAAGGCGATAAAATTAAAACCTAACACCACGTACACATTAAGTTTTACTTCTGATAAAACCAGTGAGATAATACTTCTAATGAATGTGAATACTGTTGTAAATTCACAGCCGTATTTGGATTTTAGAAAAACATCAGACAATCGGTCATACAGAACAGGAGATAACGGATGTTTATATGTAGGTGTATATGCTGGCAATGGTAATGTTGCATCGGCTGACGTTGTTAAACGACTATCTGAGTGTAAAATCATGATATCGGAGGGCGACACCCCGACAGCCTACGCCCCTTTCCACCGCAACGAGTATGCAATCCCCGAAGCTATCAAGGCACTGCCTGGCTACGGCTGGTCGGCAGGAACGGCACGAAACTACGTGGACTATGAAAATAAACGATACGTTCAGTGCGTACAAAGCGTTGATTTGGGAACGCTAAGTTGGCGTGTCGGTGATAGTGTGTCGTTTAAGACGTTTCAACTAACAGGGCAGAAATTGACCAAAAATTATGATATTGCACCAAACATCCTCTGTTCAAAATATCCGACAAAAACGCAAAACGAACTGTGGGGCAAAATCAATGTAACAGGCATAACGACCGCTGCAAACGTTGACGGATATGTATACCTGAATGACACCGCCTACACCGATGCAGCTGCATTCCAGCAGGCAATGCAGGGTGTAATGCTATATTACGAATTGGAATCCCCAATCGTCACCGACATTTCAACCCTGATTGATGATGATTTCCTGCGAAATATCGAAGTCGAAGCAGGCGGTTCGGTGACATTCAAAAACAGCAATGGCGACAGCTATCGCATACCTGTGCCGTCAGAAGAAGAATATATCGTGAAACTGTCAGAAGTGGGGGGTACAACATGACAAATTTACAAAAGAAAATGATGAAAGCCGCAGGGCTGACGGAAGACAATTTTCGCAAGCCCAAAGTCACCGAGATAGACAGAATAAAGGCAAACGTCGATTTTTTGGCTATGTTGAACGGTGTTGAGTTGAATGAGGTGAGCGGCGATGAGTAAGAACTACGTCAAGGTCAAGAGATACTATGACAGCCGTTTGTGGTCGGTTGCTATGGTGCACACCGCCGTCGGCAAGTGGATCACAGCTGAGGAGTATACAACAATCACAGGACAAACATACGAAAGCGAGGAACAGCAATGAAAGAAAACACAGCAAAAATCATCATTTCAGCAATAGTCGCAGGGCTGTCAGCGTATTTCCGTGTCATGGCGATACCTATAGTCATTCTGGTACTTGTGATGATTATTGACTACATTACAGGTATGTGGAAAGCATGGAACAGGGGCGAGTTGTCAAGCCGTGTCGGTCTTAAAGGGCTTTTCAAGAAAGTTGGGTACATATTTGTGGTGGCGGTGTCAGGCGTACTCGATTGGCTCTTTATCTCAGGACTTTCGCAGATAGGCATTGAGGTAAACGTCAGCTTTTACTTTGGCCTTATCGTGACGATATGGTTTATCATCAACGAGTGTATTTCTATCTTGGAAAATCTTGCGGTGATAGGTATACCACTGCCGTCATTCTTGGTGAAAATAGTACACAAGCTTAAAATCACAGTTGAAAACAAAGTGGATACAAACGAAAGTGAGGAATAGAAAATGACATATGATGAGTTTATCAAGAAGCACAATGGCGTAGCGGTTAACTATGACGGCGCAGCAGGCAAACAGTGTGTAGACCTTGCAACGGCATATTTCAACGAGGTCTTCGGCTCGGGTATCAAGAATTTCTGGTATGACGCACATCACTTTTGGGATTTATTCGACAAGAACACTTGGCTGAAAGCAAATTTCACAAAGGTAAAGAACACGCCAAGTTTCGTGCCGAAAAAGGGCGATGTAGCGATATGGTCAGGCACGTTGAATGGCGGCTGGGGTCACATAGCAATCTGCACGGGTGAGGGCAACACGAGTTATTTTTATTCGTATGACCAAAACTGGAGCGGAAAAGCCTGCACTAAGGTCAAGCATACTTATGACCACATTGCAGGCTTCCTGAGACCAAAGAACCAGAGCAAGATAAGTGTGAAAGTGCTTGACAAGACAGGCTACAAGCAGGGCAACAAAACAAACGGTGTGCTTGCGCTCAAGGAACTGCTGCTTATTGCAAAGGCGGTCAAGCTTCACAACGTAGGTATGGATAAGAACGGTACATACGGAAAAGGTACTGCAAAGGCAGTTAATACCCTGCTGAAAAAGTGGGGATATTATGAGAACGGTATCGCAGGTGTGAACTTCATTAAGAAGCTCAGCGACGAGATTACAAAGAAGATAAAGTAGGTAGAATTTCAGCCGACAGGGATTATTCCTTGTCGGCTGTTTTTGTTTCTGCATATTATGATCTAATTTATGCTAAAACTATTGACCTTTGGCTCTTTTTGTAATATAATGTTTTATATTAAGTGATTTGAAAGGTGAATAAAGTATGTATGATTACGGAAACTATGACGTAGATTTGGATAATATACCAATCATGCCTGAAAACAGAAGATATTGGCTTGTGAGAGCTGATGGAGGAAAGTTTTTTGATGATTTTTATGAAAATGCATACATAGGCATAAGATATAACAACATTACACAAAGTAAGATACAGTCTTGCTTTGATAGTGACATTTTTGATAAAGAAGCGCTAAAAGAACATATTAAAAAGAGCTACCCTGATGAAACACGCCCTGGTTTGGTAGCTGGTTATATATATACAATGTGTTTTATAATGAAAAAAGGTGATGTAGTTGTTGTTCCAAGTGAAAATGCGGAATATCTAATAATAGGTGAAATTGAATCAGATAAGACGCTGTTCTTAGAAAAAGGCAACAGTAGTAGCATACAGGATAACGATATAGTCCCATCTAATTACTGTATAAGAAAACAAATAAAGTGGTTAAAAAAGATATCGAAGGCAGATATGGATATGCGTTTCTATAAAGCGTTATTTAGCCATAACACAATAAGCAATATTTCCGACTATGATTTTATTATAGATAAGTTTTTGTATCCGTATTACATAAAGGACGGTAAATTTTGTTTTATCTTTCAAATTACGTCAACTGAGGATGTCAGCTTTTCTTTTTATTCTAAGTTGTACGGAGTATTACAAAGTGAAATTTTAGGGCTGAAAAATAGTTTTTCTGATATTCAAACCGAAGAACCAGATAAGCTTGTATCAAAAATCCAAGTTGAATCTCCAGGATATATTGTGCTATCCTCAATGATTGCGCAATGTAATTTATCGGCAAACGTTTTTGCGGAGTCTACGTCAGTTTCTTTGCTGGAACTGTTGAAAATAAATGAAGGGTTTATACCTAGTTCAATATTAGCATTAATAGTTGTTTCTGCAGTATGTGGAGTGAAGATTACGTTTAAAGGAAAAGATGGTCAGAAGGCAAAGTTTGAAACGGATGGTTTACTTGAAAAAATAATTAAGATATTGGATAAGTTAACAAGTTCTAAAAGTGCTCAAAACAAAGAGTTGAAGAGTGAAATAAAAAGATTGAAGAAAAAAGATGGAAAGTAATCTTTAAAGCTCTAATTAAATTTGAATTTGCTTTTAGATACAAACATTCCGGTTACTATAGCAATATAGTCTATATAAGGATTAGGCTTCATTGTAATCATTGTATATAGTAACACAATTATAAAAGCAATAAAGAAGGAACATAATAGAAAAGATACTACACTTTTAATTTTTTTTATCATTTTAATCCCTCCTTTGCATTTATTATACCATATAGTTGTTCAAAAATCAATAAAATTTTCAGCCGTCTCGGAGTGATCTGAGGCGGCTGATTTTTTTTCTATCTTTGAAAAAAGTATAAAAATTTGAAAAGTATCGTGGGAAAAATATGTTGCGGTCTCCCGCAACCAATAGTTCCCACGACCGAAGTTAATGTACTTTGTATGTTAATTTCGGTCGTGTTTTTTATATCTATACGAGAAATGAGCAG